TAGATAATAGTATATTAATATCTTTTATTACACCCTTTTGAACGGTATCAATCCTTTTATGTTTTTTCCAATTATTTTCGTAAATATCATCTAAATCATACCCTTTAACTGATACACTCTTTAAAAGTGTTGTTTTTCCTGAACCGGAAGCACCAGTTATATAAACAATCATCTTATTATAGATGCTCGTTTAAAATCTGCACGGATCTAAACGCCTGGGTTTATCCACACATTTTGATGTCCGTGAACAACTTCTAAAAATCCCTTTCTCTTTAGTGTTTCTCTTATTTTAGTATAATTACATTTTTCAACATAATCTGCTTCAAACATAACAAGACGTAATTTATCATAAAAGCTGGGATTTTCATCAAAAAATCGTTCTAAAAAACCTTCACAATCTGCAACGAGAACATTAAATTGTAAATTATAATTTATTTTAATTTCTTCCATTGTAAAGGATGGTATTTTTGAATCATCCTGATCAATAAATGTCGCAGCATAGCCTCCATAATACTCATTTAAATTAGTTAACCCTAGTTTCTTTGATGAAACAAACCCTTTTACAATATGAAACTCGCAGTTGTTTACCTTTCTATTTCGCTCAAGAGCTTTCCAAACTCTTTCATCTGGCTCTACAACAACTTGATTTGTTTTACAGTTTAATATTGAGTTAATGATACAAGAAACTGAACCGTATCTCGCACCGAGTTCAAAGACTACATCCGTTTCTTCAATATATTCTTTTGCTAAATCTTGTTCAGGCTTCTCCAAATTTGCAATATCAACATACTTTCCATCTTGGTCTTGAATGTCCATTCTATAGATTACAATAAACCATTTAGATCCATTTATCGTGCAAATGCTGGTACATTCCTTCAGCATTTCCTCTGTATAATGCAATCCAGATCGAGCAATTTCCTGATCCACAGACTATATATTTGCACTTGGCCATACAAAGTGTGATGGCCAGAAAATACTTGGAAAATTCATAGTTATCTTCTTTAAAGACCTTATCTACTGTAGTATTTGACTTTTTGATATGGCGAATTTTATCTTTAAAATAAAATGAATTTGGAAATTCTTTTGAAAATACTTCTAAAAATTCCGTTTCATCACTCTGTAGAAGAAATTGTATTGATGGATTATTTTGCTGTATACTCTTAGCTTTAGCTAGATAGTCATCATACGATGACAGTTCTGTTTCCGTTGCCTTGTCATTGCCTCTGTAAAATAAAACACAGAGGTTGTTATAGTCCAGCGAATACTTGGTTTCTAGACTTGAAACAATTTCTTGAATTTGTTGTGAAGGTGTGAAATATTTCGTTATAAAAGGCTGAATAGCTTTAAAATTAAGTTTCTTGTAGTCAGTCAGCTGGTACCATTGTTCATAGAGTACGGGTCCTCGAAACGGAATGCCACTCGAATCTGTAGTAAAGTAGGTGTCTACAATGGATGCTTTGTGACTCCTTAATGGTTTGTACCACTCGAATTGCGCTGAACTGTCTACAATCAACGGAAGACTACGATTTTTATTGAAATACTGTATAATCTTATCGAGACGAACACTGCAACACGAAAAAAAGCCACTGTTGTGTGTTATTACGAGTGTAGTTGGCGGTGGTTGCTTCTTCTTCTGCGGACCTCTGAGCCAAGAAGACATCTAGTTGGGAATTGATAGAAGTTTAAACTGAATCAAACACAGTTAAGATTCTTAAGAATCTTGATTGTGGTTTTGTATATTTTTTGCCAGCCGCCGCTGGTGTGCCAGCCTTTGCTGGGATCCAACCTTTGTAAGGTTGCGCGTTTAGTTGGAGTACGCGAGACCGCCCATTCCTGACATAATGCGGAGCACGTTGTAGTTTGTCGCGTAGACACGGACCGTGGAGCTTGTCGCGGAGCCAACAGCGTTGTTGGAGACCGTGAGGAGGAGGGTCGTGTTATCAATACGAGACAAGTTGCAAGTGCCTGAGGGTTGGTGCTGCTCGGGCTGGAGAGCGAACGAGTAGACGTTAATGCCAACGGCAGGCACGTTGGTGTGGTGCTGGTAGGGTTGCACCTCGTTGAAGTAGCGTCCCTCGCGGACCTGGAACCGATCGTGGCCGTTGAGCTGGATGAGCGCCGTGACAACCGGGTTGTTGCCAGCGAGGCCCTCAACGCGTGTAACCGAGTAGCCAGACTCGAGGACGGCCCGGTCCCACCAGTCGGAGTAGTTGAACGGCTGCTGTCCCTTCCACTGGTTGACAACGTTGTCATCGCAGGAGACGAAGGAGTCGCGCTGGACGACCCAGATGAGCTCCTTGCAAGGGTGGTTGAAGTTCAACTTGAGCTTGTTGCTTGAGGAGGTGATTGACTCACCGCCCGTGAACTGGAGGGTCTCGATGAGGTACTCGTGGGAGACCTGCGCGAACTTGCGACGCTCATCCGTGTCGAGGTAGATGTAGTCGACGTAGAGGGACGCAGCGACGAGGCCAGCAGCTGAGACACGGTCGCGGACCGTGTGGGGGTTGCTGAGCTGAGGGGAGATGTCCCAGCACATGTTGCGGATGTCCTGGAAGTCGAGGTTGATACGGACCTCGTGGTACTGGAGGGCGATCAACGGAAGCGCAAGACCAGGGTTGCGGTTGAACCAGAACTGGAGCGGGATGTAGAGAGTGTACTCAGGGGAGCACTTGAGGCCCTCTGAGCTGGTGTTGGGCTCGCCGCCGGCGCAGCTGTTGTCGCAGTCCTCGCCACCCTGGGTGAGCAAGTTTGTGAGCTGGGGCGTGTTGCCAACCATCTTGGCATAGCCGGCCTGCTTGCCAGGCTCCTGGGTGAGCTCGTTCCAGATCTGGAGCCAGTCGCCATAGTGCTTGTCGATGCGCTGGCCGCCGATCTCGAGCTCGACGCTCTTGACAAGTTGGTGACCAGCCCAGTTGAGCCAGCGGAACTGGGCGCCAGAGCCGTCGCTGGTGAGGAGAGTGACCGAGGGGAGAGTGGCCTGGAGGTACATACGGTAGATCAAATCACCGTTGCGCTGGATTGTGCAGGTGACACGGCGACCGAAGCCCGGAGAGCCGTTGAACGGGTTCTCGATGGACTCCATCGCGAAGTTAGTGTGGCGACGGTAGACCACCTTGAAGAAGGTGATCTGGGGATTGCCAGTGAGGTAGACGTCCTGGGCACCATAGGCGACGAGCTGCATTAAACCACCACCTGTCATTTGATTATAACCCTGCCAGAGAAAATAATTTTCACTGGCGGCGGTTTTTGGGATTTCCGGATTTTTACACGGAGGCAAATTTTAAATTTACCCGGGATGAACTTTCAAGACACAAAGACGCATATGTTTGTATACAAAAAGGGGCTAAAGACCCTATCTAGGAAGCCTATAGCAGTCAAGCTATGAGTGATCCCTTCTTCAAGATACGACCCTCAAAGCGGTCGAATCCAGAGGCGCGTACGACTCTAGATACTGTTCATCAACATTATTTATCTAAGATAAAGGACGTAGGTGAGCAGATTGCTGTCTGGAAGGATCAGCAACACCAGCTTCAAGAAAAACTACAGCAAGAAACGGAAGAAATGCAACGATACCGAATTGAACAAGATATCAAAGAAATTCAGCAAAAGATTAATCAAGTTGACAAGAAAGATGCGATGTTTGACTATTTTTTACAAACAGGCGATCTACTTTTTCAGTATTACGATATTCAAGAACGAATTCACCGTGGTGCCGACAATGTAATCTCGGTTGCCGAAAGAGCTAGGCCCGGAAGCGTATTTGAAGCTCTTGAAAATGCGTCTAAGCAAGACATCAGCGACGGTGTCTCTCAAGCGCCAGTAGTCGTTGTTGCAGCCCAATCGCAAAATAAAGAAGAAACTCTCGGCCGCGATCAGCTTCTTGATCAGTACTTGCAGCGAATGGATCCTCATTATAATCGGCCCAGCCACGCTCTCAATGATACATCCTTTCAGTGCGATGGTTGCGGCGAGGATATGAAGGTATCAGTCAATGATGCAACAATCTCGTGCCCCGAATGCGGATTTCATAAGCTCATCCTTATGGATTCCGATAAGCCCAGTTATAAAGATCCACCTCGCGAAGTATCCTATTATGCGTACAAGCGTATTAACCACTTCAATGAGTGGCTCGCTCAGTTTCAAGCCAAGGAAAGTACGGAGATTCCTGAAGAAGTTTTCGAGGCGATTCAGACTCAGATCAAGAAGGAGCGTCTACAGGCATCGTCATTGAACAGAACCAAGATTCGTGAAATTCTCAAGAAACTCAAATTCAACTCCTATTATGAGCACGTGCCGCATATTCTGAGCCGTCTGAATGGCCACACTGCACCTGTTATGGACCGCGAGACCGAGGAAAAACTGCGGTATCTCTTCAA